CTTGGTGAACAAACTGTTTACAATAGTGACGGTACAAGGTTACAAGCTTTTGCTACTCGTTACCAATGGAAAAACGGTTTAGTTGTAAAAGATTGGAGATACGTTGTTCGTATTTGCAATATTGACGTTTCTGATTTAGTAGCAGGTACTGGCACACAAGCTGCAAGTGCATCTACTAATCTAATTAAGCTTTTAACAAGAGCGTTATACAGAATACCTAATATGTCTATGGGTAGAGCAGCATTCTATATGAATAGAACTGTTCATTCTGGAATGTCAGTTGCAGCACTTGATAAGTCACAAAACGTCTTGGCAATCCAAGAAGGTTTATCACAGTTTGGAACAGCACAAAGCTACCTATCATTCTTAGGTGTTCCTCTAAGAAGAGTAGATGCTTTGATAAACAGCGAAGCTCGTGTTGTTTAATCTATTTATTATTAAAGGAGATCCAAAATGATTACAGACAAACTGCTCAGAGTGAGCGAAGATCAAGCAATTACTACAACTGCTGTATCTACTGACACTATTGATTTAGGAACAGCTAGAGACATTGGTGAAGGTACTGCTTTATATATGAACTTTGCGGTTACTACTGCATTAGCAAATGGTACAAGTGTAAAGTTTGAAGTTATTACTAGTGCTAACGCTAACTTATCTAGTCCTACTGTAATAGGAAGCAGCGATGCAATTCTTACAGCAGCATTAACTGAAGGTAAAAACGTAGTAGTACGTTTTAATCCAGACATTGCTGGCAAAGGCCAAAGATATGTTGGAGCTAGATACACAGTATCTGGTACTTTTAATGCTGGTAAAGTTACTGCTGATGTAGTAGAAACAATCGGTGACGGAAGAAAATTCTATGCTTCTGGTTTTACCGTAGTTTAATAAGGAGATTTTATGCCTATTTACAAAGCAAAAGTTAAATGTTTCGTTGGTCAATCCATGCGAGAAGCTAACGAAGAGTTTGAATACAACGGAGAACCAAACACTAATATTGAATTAGTTGGTGGTTCTAATGTTGCTGACTCTAAAGTTATTGATTATGAAGCAATGACAAAAGCAGAGTTAGAAGTTTATGGTCGTACTATCGGTTTAGAACTTGATAGAAGACAAACAAAAGAAACTCTTATTAGTCAACTTGAAGCAGCAAATAAATAGGCATTAATTTCTTATTTATTCACAGGGGGCTAGTAGTAATACTGCTATCCTCCCTTTTTATTAGGAGATGTCATGGCAACAGAAGTAGATATTTGCAACCTTGCCCTAGCTCATTTGGGTGATGATGCAACGATAGCTTCGATAAATCCACCAGAAGGATCAGCACAAGCTGAAAAAGCTGCACGTTTTTATCCGATAGCTAGAAATACTTTGTTAGAACTGCACACATGGAATTTTGCATCTAAACGAATTAATTTAGCATTAACTACAAATACTATTGAGCAATGGGATTATGCATACGTTGCACCTGCTGACATGATGTCACCTGTTGCAGTATTATCACCATCGTCAGAAAATGATTACGCTACAAGAATGTCTGCTGGTGATACTCCCGGTAATTTAACAGCTAATTTTGCACCTACTATTGTAGCTGGACAATATACACCACAACAATTTGCTATAGAAGGATCATTAATATATACCAATCAGGAAAATGCAATGTTGCGATATCAGGCATTTATTACTGATCCATCTTTATTTTCGCCATTATTTGTTTTAACGTTGTCATGGAATTTAGCTTCTATGTTGGCAGGTCCTGTTATAAAAGGAGATCAGGGAGCAGCAGAAGCAAAACGATGTATACAGATGATGTCCAATTATTTAACACAGGCAAAACAATCAGATAATTTACAAAGAGATATAACGGTAGAGCATATAGTTCCTTGGACTTCTGGGAGATAATAAATGCCAGTTACACGCACATTTAAACAAGCATTTTCTGGAGGAGAGATATCACCAGAAATGTTTGGTCGTATAAGTGATACTAAGTTTCAACAAGGTGCAGCTATAATGCGTAATTTTGTTGCCAAACCGCAAGGACCAGCCCAGAATAGACCCGGTTTTGCTTTTGTAAGAGAAGTAAAGGACAGTACAAAATCTACAAGATTATTACCTTTTACATTTAATACAACTCAAACTATGATTCTTGAGTTTGGTGAACAATATTTTAGGTTTCATACTCAAGGGCAGACATTATTTTATAACGATGGTGCAGCATGGAATAGTGGTACTAATTATGTTGTTGGTGATATAGCTTTATATAACGGTGTAAATTATTACGCAAAAACTGCACATTCTAATAGCCAACCACCTAACGCTACAAACTGGTATCCATTACCTACAAATCCAAACATTTATGAAATACCACATTCATATGCAGAAGCAGATTTATTTGATGTTCATTATGTGCAATCTGCTGATGTTTTAACATTAGTGCATCCATTACATCCACCTAAAGAATTAAGAAGATTAGGTGCTACAAAATGGGAATTAAAATTAATAGATTTTGGTAGTCCTATAGCAGCACCTACAGGAGTATCTGTAACTGCATATTTACCACCATCAACCAGTACTAATGCTGACACCAAACTAGATCATAATTATGTTGTTACAGCAGTTAAAGCAAATTTAATAGATGAAAGTAATCAATCAAGTACAGCAACTGCTCAAAATAATATATTTGTAACCGGTGCTAAAAATACTATTACATGGAACGCAGTAACTGGTGCTAGTAGATATAGAGTTTATAAAGATCAAGGTGGTATTTTTGGTTTTATTGGAGAAACTACTACGACAACAATTGTTGATGATAATATTGCACCTGATTTTTCTAGGACACCACCAATACATGAAAATGATTTTGTAGGTACTGGTAATTATCCCGGTGCTGTATCTTATTTTGAACAACGTAGAGTATTTGCAGGTACTAACAATGCTCCACAAAGTATCTGGATGACTAAATCTGGTACTGAAAGTAATATGTCTTTTGGTTTACCAATACGAGATGATGACCGTATCGAATTTAGAGTAGCTGCTCGTGAAGCTAATACTATTAGACATATTGTGCCATTAACACAATTACTTTTACTTACAGGATCAGCAGAGTGGAGAGTAACTTCTGTTAATAGTGATGCCATAACACCAACATCTATATCAGTAAAACCGCAGTCTTATGTAGGAGCTAATAATTCACAACCAGTAATTGTTAATAATAGCTTGGTGTATGGTGCTGCTCGTGGCGGTCATGTAAGAGAACTTGGTTATAACTGGCAAGCAAATGGATTTATTACAGGTGATTTATCTCTTCGTGCTCCGCATTTATTTGATAATTTTACAATTTTAGATATGTCTTTAGCTAAAGCACCAATACCAGTTGTATGGATGGTAAGTAGTAACGGCAAATTATTAGGTCTTACTTATGTGCCAGAACAACAAATAGGTGCATGGCATCAACATGACACAGATGGTTTATTTGAAAGCGTTGCTTGCGTATCTGAAGGTGATGATGACGTTACCTATTGCGTTATTAAGAGAACTATAAATGGTGCTAGTAAACGTTATGTAGAGCGTATGGGTACAAGATTATTTGCAACGCAACGTGATAGTTTTTTTGTTGATGCAGGTTCTACTTACAACGGCACTAATACAGATACAAATAGAACAGTAACTATATCTGGTGGTACAAATTATACAAAAGGAGAAACTGTTACCGTAACTGTAAATTACAATTTATTTAATGCACCACCTAGTGTTGCTGATAAAAACGATGCAATAGTAATAGTAGATGGCACTACTTTATATCGTCTTACTATTCTTGGTACATCTAGCCAAACAGTTGCTACGGCAAAATTAGATAAAGATTTACCAGTAAGTTTGCGTAACACAGGGATTACAACTTATGAAGTGGCGAGAGATAAAATATCAGGTCTAGATTATTTAGAAGGTAAAACATTAAATATCTTAGCTGACGGTGCTGTACACCCACAGAGAGTTGTATCAAGCGGTGAAATAAGTTTAGAACGTGCAGCTAGTGTAGTGCATTTAGGATTGCCTTATGAAAGTGATTTAAATACATTGCCTTTAGCTTTACAGATAGAAGCTTTAGGTCAAGGTAGAGTTAAAAATTTAAATCATGTATGGCTGCGTGTACTAGAATCATCTGGTATTTTTGCAGGTCCTAGTGCAGATAAATTAGTAGAAGCAAAACAACGTACAACAGAACCATATGGCACACCACCTAATTTAAAAACACAAGATATAAAAATAATGCTTACACCACAATGGCAAGATAATGGTCAACTTTTTGTACGTCAAACTGACCCATTACCTTTAACAGTTGTAGGTCTTACATTAGAAGCTGCTATAGGTGGATAGTGTGACCGTAAACAGATATTATGTATATATACTAAAAAATAAAGGTGCGTTGAGGTAAGTACAACAATGTCTAGTTCTTATGGTTTTAAAGATTTAACTAACCTTGGTAAATTTGGTGTAATTACACAAGGTTTTGGTGCGTTAAGTGGTGGTATAGGTGCTTTTTATGCTGCTAGTGCAGAAAAATATAAAACAAAAAGTTTGGCTTTAAGTTTGCAACATAAAAAAGATATGGCTTTGTTTAATAAAGACATGAAAGAAAGTCAGGCACAGCATTTAGCAAGAACATTTGATAAACGATTTCAAATAATGACATTGAGACAAGGCAACCAAAGATCTAAAGCAAAAACGTCATTTGCAGCAAGAGGAATACAGTTAGGTGTAGGTAGTACAAAAGATGCTTTTGTTAGTTCTGATATATTGGCAGAATTAGATAAGATGGCAATGAATTCTAATAAAGTTAGAGCAGTAGAAAATAAACGTTTAGAAGCCGTAGGTTTGGGAATACAGGCAAATATGTTTGGAGTAAGTGCAAGTAATATGTTTGCTACTGCTTCTTCTATAGATCCATTTATGAATATGACTAGTAGTTTATTGACAGGTACAAGCAGCCTTATTAGCAGCTTACCAGAAGGAATGTTGAGAGCATAATTATGGCAAGAGTACCTTTACAAACATCACCACAACAGGAATTAGCAGCAGGTTCTGAAGTGCAATTTGGGGCTACTTCCGTAGAACCTCAAAGAGATGTAGTTTCTGATGATATTCAAAGGCAAGGCAAGGCTTTACAACAGTTTGGACAGGTAATAAATAAATTAGATGACGAATTAAATGACGCAGAATCTAAACAATTAGCTAACGAATA